GGCCGCCATGCTTGAAACATATATTTGCAGACGGACCGCAATCAGAACCAAGAAACAAGTTACTATTTATGATGTGCAAGTATGCGAAACTTAGCAACCCAGACCACTGGCAACAACAAGCGGAGGAGATGAACAGGGCGATGTTCAATCCACCTTTGAGTTCGCAAGAGGTAACAAATACAATCAAGCAACATGAGAAAAAAGAATACGGATATACATGTAAAGACGAGCCGTTCAAAAGCCACTGCGATCCTACGGTCTGTGCTCAACAGCAGTTTGGTATCGGAGGAGATGCGCCGGATGCACCTCGTGTTGATGGCCTGAGTATCATGTTATCAGAACCACGTTTGTATTTTATGGATGTAAACGGTCAGCGGTTACAGTTAAGCACGGAGCAGTTACAGAACCAAACGCTCTGGCAACGTGCCTGTATGGAGCAAAAGAATTTTATGCCTCCGACTATGAAGCCACAGAAGTGGCAACAAACTATCAATACACTTATGCAAAATGCTACATACCTCGATGTTCCCGAGGAGTTGACTGTGGCAGGGGAGTTCAAGCAACACATGCAAACATATTGTACAAGTCATATCAGAGCACTGGCTCCAGAAGAAATGGAGATGGGCAAGCCATGGACAGATGCCGGAATTACTAAGTTCACGTTGCCTGGACTCTTGGAGTTTCTGCATCAACGCAGATTTACTGGTCATACCAGAGCGCAGATCATACAGATGATTCGTGATCTTGGTGGTGACAGTACAGTTCAAGCGATTGTAAAGAGGACACCAAAGGGTGAAGTAAGAAGCACCATACGTTGTTGGTGGATACCTGCATTTGACGAGGGAGAAATGACACTAGGAAAAGAGGAGTTCGAAAATGACATCCCATTCTAATAGGCTT